CTTTGCACGCAGGCTGAAGACGCTCAGCGGCCTCACACCCTACGAATACATCTGCAAAATCTGGACATCAGAGCCGGATCGATTCATCCTCAACCCGATCCACCAGATGCCGGGACTAAACACCTAGGTTTAGATTCTACTGGAACAATTAGAAATTCCTGATAACCCTCCATGGTGCCTTGCATTGCCGAGAAGAGTTGCCAAAATGAAAGACCACTACAACAAAGACCATGTGACCGCCGAGCTTGCGGATTTTCTTTCCCATAATCCTCGCTCAAGCATTGATTTTCGTGAAATGCCGATGCCAGATGGATCCAAAAATAGTATATTGGCAGTCATGAATCCATGGGACGATCCTACACTAATAATCGAGATACCCGAAAGCGAAGAGGATTTCATAGCCCTTAGAGATGTTTTGAATGAAGTTTGCCTGCCGAAGAGGTATTCAGCCATCATACACAGAGACACAAATACCTTAGAGGTCATCTGGACGGCGTATAAACGGACCGCTGTCGCAAAGGAAGTTGAAGACCGCAGTTTTGAATTTGTTCTTAGGGGCAAAAGTCACCTATGCCGCTTCAGCAAAGCTACAGATCGGTTGCTCACTCTAGCTAAGTCCTGCACCCCTATATCCAGTCCCGGCCCATCCGAGCATCGAAACATTCTCTCGCTTCATTTTTTTGCTTCCGGCGTGAAGCATCCAAACTTTGATGATCCAGTTTCATTCTTTATTGATATACACGATTTAGATGATAGTGCGCAGCTAGAACTTGTCAGAAATCTCAACGCATACATGACCTACTATGATCGGCTAACGCCGAGGATACTGACGCACGAAGAGGTTGAGGGAGGTATTAACTACCAACGGCAAAGATATATAGCCGAGAAGTTCCCGGAAAAGATTATGGCCCGTCCCCTGGACGCAAACGTCCTTTCTTTCTGGGTGGAGGCATCCAATACAACAAGCCCGGTTATGAAATTCCTACTTTGCCACAGAATTCTTGAATATACCGCCTTTAATTTCGTCGAGGCCGAGACGAGATCAAAAATCAGAAAGATAATTGCAGCCCCGAACGTGCACGACAGAATTGATCAAGTTGCCGGCGACGTTGCGGAGCTGATCGGAATATTCAAAGAAACGCACGATATTGCAAGAATGACGAATCTTGTGTGTGCGACTTTAGATTATGATCGACTTTGGCAGTATATTGAAAGTCAAAAGGCATTTTTCTCAAAAGCTTGCACATTCGAAGGGGGATTCTGCGTAAAGGCCGTTATTACCGAGAAGGAAACGAGTGAAAACTGGAAGAAGAATGCAGTCAGTGTCACCCTGCGAGCCTTGCGGGAGATTAGAAATGCGCTTTCACACGGACAGGATGGCGCAACCCGCGGAACGATACAGCCAACTCGCAGCAATCAAGTGTTCTTGCGCCCTTGGGTTAGCGTTATTGAAATAGTTGCAGGCGATGCTATGATGTATAAGGACGTTGTGTAGAGATGGGAGAGTTATCTATGAGCACCACGGAGTGAACTCTTAGAGCACTATATCTTGACGAGGGGCGCAGCTTTTGCGCCCCTCTTTCAATATGTTGAGCGCAACTCGCAAACGCGATTCGCGGATCAGCGAGCGGTCATGAAGGTTTGCTGTGAGTGGGCGGGGCGAGTCTTGTCTTCCTCCCCCTATAGGGACCGGCGGGGTGAGGTTCGCGCAAGACAGGCTGAATATAACTTTTCATGATCATTCTCGCGTGATACATTCAGATATGTGATGTATTGCGAGTGACTGAGTATGCCTGCTGTGACCGTTGCGCTTCTCAAGGCGCACATGAATCTTGATTCCGATCTGGACGACGCCCTGCTGTCGCAGAAGATCGACGCCGCCGAAGCCTATGCCGCCAGCTTCATCGGCGGGCCGATCCCCGACCCGGCCCCTGCTGCAATCACGCAAGCGGTGCTGATGCTGGCCGCGTTCTGGTATGAGGCCCGCGAGGCCGCGACCATGGGCGGCAATCCCTACCTTGTGCCGTTCGGGGTGCATGACCTGCTGCAAGCGCATCGCGCGTGGGTGGTGTGACATGGCCTCCGACCTGATGAAGCAATCGGCCAAGCTGGCGAAGCGGCTTGAGGCTATCCCCGGTGAAATCCTTGCGCATGTGCGCCCGGCGCTGGTGCAAGCCGCCGACGATCTGGCAGGCCTCGCCCGCACCCTCGCCCCCGAGGATGAAGGCGACCTCAAGGCTTCGATCACTGTCACCCCGCCCGGTGGCACCACGCCCGCATATGCCGAAGGTGGCGGCAAGCGCGCCGCTGGCGACAACCAAGCGCTTGTGACCGCTGGCAATCCGCAGGTGCGCCACGGGCATCTGGTGGAGTTCGGCACCGACCCGCATATCAACGGCGGGCAGTTCGCCGGAACCCTGCACCCCGGCACCGAGGCGCAGCCCTTCCTTCTGCCCGCCGACCGGCTGACCCGCGACCGCAACAAGCGGCGGATCGGGCGGGCTGTGGCGCGGGCTATTCGTCAGGCCGGGGGTGCGCAATGATTGACCCCGCCCTTGCCCTGCAAGGCGCGCTGCGCGCCGCCCTTGTCGCCTCGCCCGCGCTTTCCGCGCTGGTGCCTGCCGATCATATCCGCGCCGGTGTAATCCGCCCCGAGCGGCTGCCCTCTGTAGTGTTTTCCGATGCGCAGGTGGAGTTCCTTGGCTGCGCCGCCGGATCGCAACGCCTCGCCCGCGTGTTCCTGACCCTGCATATCTGGGCGCAAGAGGATGGCGCAGATACCGCCCGCGCTATCGGTGCGGCGGTCTTTCAGGCGCTTGAGTTCGGCCCGGTGGATACGCCCGAGATCGCGGTGGACGAATGGACCTGGCCCCGGCTGGTTTGGCTGCGCGACCCCAAGCCCGAACTGTCGCTGACGCATGGCGTCATGACCCTTGAGGCTGTCGTGCGGTGGAGGGTCTGACCATGATGCAGGCGGGCAAGCTGCAACACCGGATCGACCTGCAACGCGAAACCGAAACCGTAAGCGCCACCGGCGCGGTGGCGAAGGCATGGGCGACCTATGCCAGTGGCAAGGCAGAGCTGCGGCAAGCGGGCGTGTCGGAGTTCCTGACGACCTACGGCGAAGGCACCGCGAACAACGCGGTGTTCCTGATCCGCTGGCTGCCGGGCGTGTCTGTCGCGGATCGCATCATTCACGGGGGCAAGGTCTGGAACATTGTCGCGCTGGCCGAGATCGGGCGCAGGCGCGGCCTTGAACTGCGCGCGGTGGCCGCATGAGCCTGCCCCTATCCACCGGCGCAGGCTGCGGCCTTCCATTCAAGAAAGACCGCGTTGTTAGGGTCATCATCGACCGCAGCTTGCGCGTTGCGGCAATCGACGTTGCCCGTGCGCCGGTCATTCCACAACCAAACCGCCGCTGCCACCACAATGGCAATCAAGAGAACCGCTTTCTTCATGGCAGCACCATGCCACGCGCGGCGAGGTGCTGTCCATGAGCCTGCACCTTCGCGGGGTGAAGCCCGCCCTTTCCCCTGATACCGACGCGCTGACAAAAGCCCCACCTGCCCCAGCCTATCTGTCGGCGCAGGCCAAGGCCGAGTGGCGACGCATCATGCCGCAACTGATCGCGCGCCGGATCATCACCCGCGCCGATCTGGCAGGCGTGGAGGCCTATGCTTCCGCTGTCGGTATCTGCCGCCAACTTGAGGAACAGCGCGCCCTTGCCGGTGGTATCATCGACAAGGTTGCGTTTGGCATCTGGAACCGTGCGGCGCAAACCGCCCGCCAGCTTGCCGCCGAATATGGTCTGACCCCAACCAGCCGGGCGCGGATCGGATCGGCGGCACCCGATGGCGCCGACGATGACGACCCGCTGGCGGTGTGATCTATGGCGCGCAGCACCTACCCGGCGTGGGTCTTCGACAATAGCCCGATCCCTGACCCCTTGGGGCATGGTGAGCGTGCGGTGCAATTCCTGCGCCGCCTGAAGCATCCGGCCAGCACCGCCCCAAAGCGCGCCTTGCAGCTTGCCCCATGGCAAGAGCGGATCGTGCGGCGCATCTACGGGCCGCGCAATCCCGATGGGTCGCGGATCGTGAAAGAGGTTTTCTTGATGATCCCGCGCGGGAACCGGAAGACCAGCCTTGCCGCCGCGCTGGCCCTGCTGCACCTGCTTGGCCCGGAAAGGGTGCCTGCCGGTCAGATCATCTTTGCGGCCTGCGACCGCGAACAGGCGGGCATCGGTTTCCGCGAAGCCGCAGGTATTGTGCGCGAGGGGCGCACCCTGCAAGGCGTTACCAAGATTTACGATGCGAACAACGCCCCCAAGACGATCCGCAGCGCCTTGGACGGCTCGACCTTGAAAGCCATTTCCTCCGATGGCAAGGCGCAGCACGGCACGACCCCGACCTTTGTTCTGGTGGACGAGATCCACGCATGGAAGGGCCGCGACCTCTGGGAAGCCCTGACCTCCGGCATGGTGAAGCGCGCCGGTGGTCTTCTGGTGGTGGCGACGACCGCCGGGCGCGGGCGCGAGGGTCTGGCGGCAGAGCGCTATGACTATGCGCGCAAGATCGCCCTGGGTGATGTGGAGAACCCCGAGTTCCTGCCGATCCTGTTTGAACCGCAGGAAGGTGACGACTGGCAGGACGAAGCCCTGTGGCATCGGGTGAACCCCGGTCTTGCTTATGGCTTCCCGACGCTGGACGGTCTGCGCAGCAAGGCCCGCGAGGCGCAGGACAACCCGGCGGAAATGTATGCCTTCCGCCAGTTCAACCTGAATGAATGGATGGGCAACAGCCGCGACCCGCTGTTTGACTTCGACACCTACGACGCCCGCAACCTTGACGACGACGATGCCGACCTTGAGCAACTGCCCTGTTGGCTTGGCGTGGACCTGTCGCGCAATGGCGACCTCACCGCGATTGTCGCGGCCTTCCTGCACCCTGACGGGCAGGTGACGCTGCGCCCCACGTTTTTCGTGCCGGGCGAGGGTCTGAAGGCCCGCGCCGACCGTGACGGGGTGCCCTACATGCTTTGGGCGAAGCAGGGGCTTATCCGGGTATGTTCCGGCCCGATCATCGACGAAGGCGATGTAGAGGCGGCAATCCGCGACCTCTGCGCCACCTATGACGTGCAAGAGATCGGCTTTGACCCGCACCTTGCCACCCGTCTCATGCAGCGCCTCTATGATGACGGCTTGCCGGTGGTGGAGGTGCGCCAAGGCCCCCTGACCATGGGTGCCGCCGGTGCCGATCTGGAAAGGATCGTCAATGGGCGGCTAGTTCGCCATGACGGCCACCCGGTCTTGCGGCATCACTTCGCTTCGGTGGTCGCGCAGCGCCGCGATAGCGGTCTGGTAACGCTGCACAAGGCGCGCAAGACCGACCGCATTGACGGTGCCGTTGCGGCGGCAATGGCGGTTTACCGGCTGTCACTGGGTGCAACCAATCAATCGGCCTACAACGCGCCCGGTGCCGATCTGCTGATCATGTGAAAGAGTGAGTGCCAGTTATGAGTAATGTTGACCTTCCCGGCCTTGTGGTGCCGATCGAAGCCCGGATCGACCGGCTTGAGAAGGCCTTGAAGAAGGCCAGCCAAGCGCAGAACCGTGCCGCCCGCGACATGGAACAGCGCGCCAAGCAAAGCGCCGACCGCATGGCTGCGGCCTATGGCGGCGCCGGTGACAAGATCGGGCTGGCCTTCGGCAAGCTGAAAACCCTCGCCCTGCCCTTCGCTGGTGGCTTCCTTGGCGGTTTCGCTGCCGGTGGCCTGACCGAAGTGGCGGGCAGCGTCGGGCGCGTCACCCGCGCCATGGCGACCCTTGGCGACGAGGCCAAGCGCGCCGGTCTGTCGGCGGAGGCGTTTCAGGAATGGAAGTTCGTCGCCGAACAGAACCGCATCGGCGTTGATGCGCTGGTGGATGGCTTCAAGGAATTGAACCTGCGCGCCGACGAGTTCATTGCGACCGGCACGGGGTCCGCCGCCGAAGCCTTCAAACGCTTGGGCTTCGGGGCCGAGGATTTGAAGAAGAAGCTCAAAGACCCCTCGCAACTCATGCTTGAGATCATCGGGCGGCTGCAAGGCTTCGACAAGGCCGCGCAAATCCGCATCGCTGACGAGGTATTCGGCGGCACCGGCGGCGAACGCTTTGTGGAACTGATCGCCCAGGGCGAGGCAGGCCTGCAAGGCACCATCGACAGCGCCCGCGAACTTGGCGTGATCATGGATGAATCCATGATCCGCAAGGCGCAAGAGCTTGATCAGAAATGGGATGCGCTAACCAGCAAGGCCGCGACCTTCGGCAAGGTGCTGGCCGTTTCGCTGGCCGATCTGCCGTTTGACGTGGTGGAAACCCGGATCAACGAGCTTCTGGACGAGGCGCAGGGCCGCGCAATCCTTGGCAGCGACACCTATGACACGCTGAAGGATGCGGGCGCGCTGTCAGATGATCAGGTGGCGGGCATCACCGGCGCGAAGGTGGAGTATCAAGGCCTTGAGGAAGCCGCGCGGCTGGCGGCTAACCAGATGGCGCAGGCGGCAAGCGAAGCCGACATGCGCGGCTATGATGATCTGTGGGCTTCGCTTGCCGAAGGATCGAACCGGCTGCGCGAACTGGCGGATCAGTTTTCGGCGGGTGCAATCACCGGCGAAGAGTTCAGCGCCAAGGCGTCCGAGGTGCAGCGCACTACGCTTGCCGCCTTCGACGCCATGGCCGAGGCCGACCGCGTGGACTTCAGCGGGGCAATCTCGGAACTGCAACGGCTTGGCACGGTGCTGTCGGAAATGACGCAGCGCGCGCTGGCCTTCCTCAATGCCCTGCGCCCCGGCGCTGGCCTGCGCCCCGAGGGTGGTTTCCAGCCCGACCTTGCCCGCTTCGGCAACCCCTATGCAGGGCAAGAGGTGCCGACCTATGCCCCCGACACCTCCACCAAGCCGCAAGCCCGCCCCTTTGAGCTTGGCGTTCCTGATCCGGGCCGGGCTGGTGGTGGGCGTGGTGGTGCCGGTGGCGGGCGTTCGAGTGACGAGTTCGCAAGGGCGGTAGAGGATATTCAGCGCGAGAAAGCCGCCCTTGAGGCTGAGACGCTGGCGCTTGTCGCCGCCGCCGGTGCAGGCCGGGAATACGGCGACGCGGTAGAGTTCGCCCATGAGCGCGCCAAGCTGCTGACCGCAGCCCAGCGCGAAGGCAAAGAGATCACCCCCGAGCTTGTCGCCGAGATCGACAGGCTGGCCGAGGCCTATGTGCAGGCCGGGAACAGCGCCGAGGAAGCCGCCGACAAGCTGAAGCAGGTGGAGGAACGCGGGCAGAAGGGTGCCGAAGCCCTGACCGATACCTTCATGAGCGTCTTGGATGGCAGCAAGAGTGCAAAGGAAGCTCTGGCTGACCTGTTGCGAGAGATCGCCGCAGCACAGTTGCGCAAGAATCTCATGGGCTTTTTCACCGGACCCGGCGCGGGCGTCTCGGATTTTGTCGGCGGTCTGCTTGGCTTCGCCTCTGGTGGTTATACCGGCGACGGTGGCAAGTTTGAACCGGCAGGCGTGGTGCATAAGGGTGAGTTCGTCTTCTCCAAAGAGACGGTGCAGCGCCTTGGCGCCGACAACCTCGCCAGACTCCACCAGAGCGCCCGCAAGGGCTATGCAGGCGGCGGGCTGGTAGGTGACGCCGGAAAGGTGGCAAAGGCTGTCAGCGCGCGTTCTGTGGACTCTGCGCAGGCACCCGCCCCGAACGTCTCTATCAATGCGCCGGTGACGGTGAACGCCAGCGGCGGCACCCCCGAACAAAACGCCGATCTGGCTAGGCAGGTGGCGGCACAGAGCGAAGCCATGTTTCGGCGGCTGGTGCAGCAAGAGCTTGTTCAACAGATGCGGCCGGGCGGCATGTTGCGCTAGGACTCCACAGGAAGGCCGCAGGGCGGCCTTGTCTGACCGGGTGAGGAACTGAGCCAGGAAGCGGGGTGTGCGCCTGTGCAGCCCCTCTAAGAATCTTTGCGGGCGTGTCTGGCTTCTCACCGGGGGAGAGAGCGGGCGCAGCCCGCGACCAACCGGGAAAGGCAAAAGGGCATGTTACGGTTTTGCCCGTTACCGATATATTCATTAAAAAGTAAGTTAACTTGCTCTTAGAGGTAACTCTTATACGGGCAAAACCGTAACATGCCTTCCCCGGTCAGATATGCCTCCGTAACGTGCAAAACCGTAACACACAAAAGCACCCCTTGCATACTTAGGCACCAGTGCCTATATCTTTGGTGAAGTAACAAGCAGGTGCTAGAATGGCCTTCAATCTCAAACTGCCGGATGAACGCGGCAAGCAACTTCAGATGATCGCGGAAGCGGAAGGAAAGTCCGTTGTGGACGTGATCACCGACCATATCCGGGCGAAGGTGGCGGCGGGCGTGATCCCGGCTGATCTGCCGTTCGCGTCGGTTGAAAAGACCGCGACCGGCCTGACCCTCGCCCTGCCGGGGTTTGAGGGTGACGTTCCTGCTGGTGAGGTTTTCGCACTTGCCCATGCCCTGCGTGGTGCAGGTGCCAAGCTGACGCCCGCCGATGTGGAGCGCAAGCAACGTCTGATCGAAGGTCTGGCTGCCCTGTCCGGCATCAAGGTCAAGCGCATGGCGCAGGGCTTGAAGCTGGTTTCTCCGATCACCGGCCATGAATACCCGCTGTCCTTCGGGGTGGCCGCTGATTTGGCCGACCAGATCGAGCGCGCGGCAGAATGAAAACAGGGGCCGACGCGCCAACGTCAAACCCCTGCACAATCACTTCCAAGACAAACAAGAGTATATGCAGAATCCCGTTGAATCACAAGATGATGACGAGGGTCCGATCTGGGAACCCGTCAAGCTGACGCCCTTTGACCGCCGTCGCAAAGAGCTGCGCGAACTGGAAGCCAAACGTGACGCGATCCTTGCGAAGCAGGATAAGACGGATGACGATAAGAGGCGCCTTGTCGTCCTGGCCCCGCTGATCACCAAGGCACAAGAGCGCTTCGACCGCGAAGCCAAACGCGGCATGGATGACCTCTGGCGCAAGCGTCGTGGAATTGATGAATGGCGCGAAAGCGAAGCGGGCCGCGAGGCTTACAACTCGTCCCGGCGCAAGGTTCGCGTCACGCCGAACGCTGACCTGTCGCAGATGACGCCCGAGGCGAAGGCCCTGCATGAAAAAGACATGGCGTCGGATCGGGTATGGCGCAGCCGGTGCCGCAAGGCCGGGTGGCCCGAGAACAAGATTCAGGCGGAACTCGTGGTGCGCATCCGTGCTCGCGACACCAAGCGGAACGCCCAATTGCAAGTCGACACCGACGAAGCAAAGATGAAGGCCAACCCCAATTGGGCCATGTTCTGACAGCCGACCAGCTATCCGGCCAAGCAGCTAAGTATCTACTTACTTATTGATTTTACACGATTATTTTTGCATTCACCTCTTGCGCACCGAATCCCGGTCTGGTTGAATCTTGGCACGAGCAACAAGGAGCAGATCGTGCCGCACTTCATTGATGACACCCGCTATTCCGTCCTTCTGGACGCCCTGCGCGCAGCCGCGCTTTCGACCGACTGGCGCAGCGCCATGGCCGAAGCGCTGGCCTGTGCTGATGTGCTTCCCGAGTGCTGCCGGGGTGACTTCGCAGGGGAGGTAGCGGCGTAGGTTTTTGGCCGCAGGTATAGTTGCAAACCCCCTGCATTGAGAGGATTTTTCGGCCATTTCTGCAAACTCAACTCGGCATCTATCTGAATAAAAACAGAAAAGACTGCAAAGTTTGCCGCGAGATTGCCGGACGACAGACCCAAAAATAGTGCTTAATAGTAGGTTTGCCCGCAGCGGCTGGAACCGCTGCGAAGCAAGAGTGGCAGGTGTTTCCGCACCGGCCCTTTCGTAACGCTCAAATGGAGACGACCATGAGCCAGCGCTTGAATACCACGACCGCTACCGAAGCGGCAACGCCCAAGTCTCTTGTGCCCCTCGTCATGACGCCGGGACAGTTTCACAACCTCATTGATGCTGATCGCACCACGGCAAATTTGGCGTATGAAGGCGAGGAACTGAAACAACAGCAACTCGCCCGCGTGGAGTTTTACACCGACAACGGCGGCGGCTGTCTGATCGCCCTTTATGACGCAGCCGATCCGAACCGCATCTTGGTCCTGTCAGAGCCGCCGGGCAAAGGCGCGCGGCGTTTGGCAGCGCAGATTTTGAGCGACCTGCGCAATGGAGAGCCTGCGCGATGATCGGCCAACATTCTCAAGATTCACTCACGCAAGTGAAATCGCAACTGCCGTCATTCCTGCACGACCATCTGCACGCTGGCTGGTTTGGCATTGAAATTTGTCACCCCTTCTGCCGCGCACGTTTCTTGAATGCGCTGCCCCACGAATGGGGCGTTGGACGAATTGCCAGCGCTATCGCGGCCAAAGAGGCTAAATTTGCCCAGCTTTGTGACGCTGGTGATTGGGAAGGAGCGCTCTTTGTCGTCGAACGCCCTTACCGCGCTGAATACTTGTCGGACCTGATGGAGAAATTCGGAGCGGAGCGGCTGATTACTGCGGTCAATTTCGTGTGGACGGACGCCGCGAACGTCTCGAATGACGAAGAGGCGTTCGACCTGTGGCGGCATATTTGGTGGCGAGTATCCCGCACTCGGGCCGGCAAGGATCGCAGGCGGCGCTTTCATGTCATGGACGCTTCGGAGCGCCAAGCCTTCAATGCCCTGCCTGACCGCCTGACCGTTTATCGGGGCTACAGCGTGAGCGGGAACGACTATGGCTACTCGTGGACGCTCGACCGCGCCAAAGCAGAATGGTTTGCCCGTCGCTATGCGGCTTCGCCTGAGGCCGATGGAGTGTTTGTTGCCTCTATGGAAGTCAGTAAGAATGAGGTTCTTGCTCACTTTACTGGGCGGAACGAGGCAGAAATCGTCGTGAAGATTTGGGGCATTGAATCTGATCGAATCCAGATTGAGGCCCTGCATGCCGCTGTTGCTCAAGCGGCTTAACCGTCGCTGCCATCACCACGAGAGGCGGGCACCTCACGGTGCCCGCTTTGTTGTTTGATTCGCTGGTGCGCCGCCGCTTCTCGTGCGATGTTTTGCAAGAATCGCGCCCATTTCACCGCCCGCCACATGGTTACAAAGATGCGACTAAGTGATTGATTTTAAAAGAACATGGCCGAGTTCGAGTCCCTCCGGGCCTACCGGTATTCCTGCTGCGGGGCATCTGTGCGCGAGGCAGCCGCGCCGGCACCCTGCCGGGCAGACCTTGGCAAGGCTCGCAATTGCGCCATCTTTACTTTCGACCGATTGCAGCCCCATAGATGTTCCATGAATGTTCTTGTCTGGTTCAAGCGCGACCTGCGCAGCGAAGATCATC